AATGAAATTACCCGCCGTATTATATAGAGCCTGAGGCGGTATCTATATAACTAGCGACCAGGCTACAAGAATAATCAGCAACATTGTAAAACTGATATGTCAGGTTAAGCTTTAGTGTTTAGTCACTGGGCTATCATTATGTTCATTTTTTGTTTATTTAGTTTGGTTTTTCAACACTTGTTTATTATATTACCACATATTAATTAGTTATGGCAAAAGATAGATTTAGTAAACAAAAACCAATTTATTGGAACACAGGTTTTAAACAAACAGGTTCATTTATTAAACCTGAATTTAATTCAGCTCCTAAGCGAAAAGCAAGAAGCGAAGAGCAAACAGATAGAATAAAAACGCTATATCAAGTTGCTAAAAATAATTTAACTACTTGGGAAAATGATTTTATGTTAACTATTTTATCTCACGATTTCATTTTAACTCCCAAACAAAACGAAATTATCCAGAGAATAAAACAAAAATTCAAATCTTTATATTTTGAAGATTCTGTATCATAATTATCATCGATGCCAGAATATAATTTAACAGAAGATGAAATGAGGGATATGATTAATAGGGAAATTACCTTAGCATATCCCAAAATGCGTCAGGACGAGAAGCGAATTACAAGCTACAATTACCATTTATACAGCGACTTGTTGTCATTTGTGCTTGCTGAGTTCCTAGGAAAAAAGAGTATACCATATCAGTATAAAGTATGTTGTATTGACAAGAAAATCCTAAATTATGTTGGCAGGAGTATGAGTTTAAATCTACGCAGTTCTACCTCACCATACTGGAGCCATATTCGAAGAGATAGTTATAACTACAGGGGTGTATATTTGGCTGAAACTGATAAAGCATATATAAATGGGAATTATGATGAAATGGAGATTAATGAGGATGACAATTATAATTGTATGCTAATCCAGCTCGATAAATTAAGTTTTTACCATCGCCCTTTAATTATTGACTATTATATCGAAGGTATGACATATGCTCAATTACATAAAAAATATGGCATATCACTTAGTAATCTAAAAATAGCAATTGATGAAGCATTATTAATTATTAAAACCGAATGTAAAAAAACACAAAACACATGACACTAGTATATTGTATTATAACCGCAGTTTTATCATCAGTAATAACAATTATCGCTCCACATATTGTAGCGCATTATAGACGTTTAAAAACGCGTAAACAACAACAATTAAGGACGCTAATAGCGACTGAAATAGCTAAACAATTAAAAGACATAATAAGCGAATGAAATACGTGATTGAAAAATTATTAGAAGGTATTTTACACGGAGATGATGAACATAGAGAATGGCTAACAGAAGCAGTTAATAATTGGGCTGAAGGATTACCTATTCCAGAACCAAGAGGTTCAGGCACTAAGGATAGTCTGTATAAAGAAATAGAGCGTTTAAAACAAATATTAGAACATAATGGAATTACTTATTAATTTACTAGGATTAGCGGTATTAGGAGTAATGGTTAGTGAGTGGTTTGCTCCAATCCAGTGGTTAAAAAATTACTTTAAACTATATAACTATAAATTAACAAGTTGGTTATATTGTTGTAAATGTGTTTGTTTCTGGTTAGGATTAGCTATTACACTTAATTTGGTTCAAGCCGGAGTTGTTTGTATATTTGGATATACGATTAGCTATTTAATAGATAAAATGGATGTTGACAGATATGGAAAATAAACAATGCTCACATTGTGGATTACATAAACCACTAACGGAATTTGGTATAGATAAAACACGTCCAACAGGTTATGCTTATTATTGTAAACCTTGTCATCAAATACAAGTTAATAAATTTCATAATAGTTGGGGTTCAGGTGTATATAGAATTATAAATAAAATTACTAATGAATCTTACATTGGACAATCAACCCAATTACGTAGAAGAAAATGTGAACATTTCACTTCAGGTAGACCAATACAAACAACTAGTCCTTTATTAGATACTAATATTAAACAATATGGTAAACGTAATTTTGATTTTATTATATTAAAGAAATGTTCAGTTGATGAATTAGAACGATTAGAAAGACAATACATTCAAGAATTTAGACCAATATTAAATAACAATGATTAATTGGAACGAACAAATTACTCAAGAACAAGCCCGCTACATTATAGAGGAAGTATTCCCTAAAAGAGGATATAGGATTGACAATACAACATTAGGTTGGTGGATGAAGGCTCATAACTATGCGTTTAAAGAACAAGTAGGCATACCCTCGTGTGGTTGTGAGTATCTCCAAACCTATAATGTATGGAACTCACGTTTAGGACAATATGAACAACAGATTAGAGACATAGCTTATCCTCCTATCGTTGAGGAAAAACCAACACGTGGAAGGAAGAAAAAATAATGGGTATACCATATTATAGTAGCTCAATGTTTATCACTTATTTAGATGGTGATAAAGCTTGGGATTTGATTGAGAGAAAAGTAATGGGGCAAGATGTTGATTTAGATGACTTATACCCTGAACATTTTATTAGTGAGGTAACATCAGTAAAATACACAGAAAATATATTACCATTATTATTTCCAGATGAACAATACCATATGTTTGGAGCCGAATGTGATAATTATTGTATCACCTCATATGGTAGAATCTTTAACGCAAACTTAATAACTCAAAGCAAAGTATATTTTGGACAAGAGGATATAAAAGTGTGTGTTAGATTAACTAAAATTCATTTTGCGGCCGAATTTATGAAACACGGATGGTCGTTTGATATTGACGCTATTAAACACAGATATGACGAGAATAAATGGAAATACCTATACAAAGGAAAAACACACAATGCTAAAACCAGAAGCAATATTTAACGGGCGCTACATTTCATACAAGTATCGTATGTATGTATATAATTATATCCGCAACTATGAAATCAAATAAAATAAAACATACCAATCACATTGAGGAAAGTGTGAATTGGATATTAGACAATAAAGCAAATTGGACGCAATATACTAATTATGCGAGGGAGAAATACCACATTAACAACAGACAAGCTAATGACTTATGGAAACAAGCATGGGTTATTATTAGTGAGGACTTTGAGGATAGTGTTAAACAATCAGTTAACAACGCGTTGCTGGAGCTAGAACAACTAAAGGAAGTAGCTATGGCAGATAATGATAAACGTATCTGGTTAGAGGCAATTAAATACCAAAACAAAATACGTGGTGGTGAGATTGAACGTCAAGAAATTAAGCTACAAGCAAACGTTGAGCTAAGCTGGGGTAATGAATTAAACCCTGACTTTGGTAATACAGAGATTCTATAGTATATTCAAGTATGAAAAAAATAGCAGTAATATTATGTAGTAAATCCAAGCAAGACTATGAATGTAGTGTTAGGGAAATGTATTGTAGTTCTGTGTTATTTAGGGCACGTGAATACTTTATGGACTTGTGTTATGATGAATGGTATGTAAACACATCAAAATATGGTTTTATGTCGCCTGATAAGGTAATTGAACCATATGATAGCTGGTATATATCTAAAACATCATCTAATAGTCAATTAAAAAATAATCCCAATGTATTAACAAGGGATATGATTGATACTTGGTTAGATAAAGTAAAACAACAATTCCCTAATCCAGAACAAGTTGAATTACATTGTCATTTGTCAGGTAACTATGTTAAGGAATTATCTAAGGTATTTCCTAATATTGTATATATTAAACCACAAGTATCGTTTACATCAACGGCTTGGAAATATGTTGATGCTTGTAAAATGTATTTAAATGGTTCTTCGCTAGATGAATGTAATGCTTTTATAAGCGAAAAAGCTATTGCTACACGTCCTAAAGAAACTAAAAAATGGTTTTATCATTTGGATGGTAGAGAATTTTATGGTAATGCTTATGACATAACTAAAGCATATACTGAATTAGATAATGGTTGTATGTATGGTTTATCAATGGGCACTACCCAAATGTCACATGGATGGGTTGTAAATAACGCGTTATTAGCGTCTATTAAGCATTACCCCTCAAGCAACACATATCGCCTTGAAAAAGGATTGTCTCGCGTTAATAGACACGGACAACGAATGGACATTAATTCTGCTTTTGATGAATTAGAATTTGATATTGAAAGATATACCTAATGAGAATAGAGGAATATACAGCAGGTAACTACTTTAGGAAAATAACTTATGATGGTGATATAATGATTGAGTGGGAAGACAATTGGGGTAATGGTGAACATTATAAACTAATAGAGGGTAAATGGATAACAATAAAACCATACACACCACAAATAATTATTCAGCGTAAACGTAAACATAATACTTGGGATAAATGAACGTTAAATTATTTAGTCCTCATAAAGGGCAGAAAGCTATTATAGACGGCTTCGCTGATAGCGAACATAAGTTTGGTATCGTGGCTACAGGCCGTCAGTTCGGTAAGTCCCTACTAGCACAAAACCTAATGCTGTATTGGTTATTAAAAACACCTAATCAAAAGGGAGTCTGGATTACACCTGTTTACAATCAATGTAAGAAAATATTTAATGAATTAACTGATGCGGGACATAAAATCATTACAAACCAGAATAAAGCAGACCTTACTATTCAACTTATTAATGGTTCTACCCTACAATTTTTATCTACTGACAACTACAATACCATTAGAGGTTTTAGTTTTAACTATATGGTGTTGGATGAAGCCGCTTTTATAAAACAAGATGCTATTGAGCAAGCAGTTATGCCTACGCTAACTGCCATTGGTAAAAAATGTCTAATCATATCTACGCCTAAATCCAAAAATTGGTTCTACGAGTATTTTTTACGTGGTAACACGCCTAATAACGTCTATACATCATTCAAAGGCATTTCACGTGACAATCCATACGTTAGTAAAGATTTCCTTATAGAACAACATAAATCGCTTCCACCAGATATATACTATCAAGAATATCTAGCTGAATTTACAGATGCTGGTAATGATGTATTTACAAATTTAGATTTAGTATGTATGGTAGATGAATGGGGAATACCAAACCGAAGTGAACGCTATTATATTGGAGTCGACACAGGCATATCTAACGATTTTACAGTTTGCGTTATCCAGAGCGAGTCTGGAAGAGTCCAAAAAATTATTAGAGATAACGGACGAACTTTTGAAGAATTGGGAAAGACTATCATTTTTGAGTGTCGTAAGTGGAATGTCGTGGGAGGATTTTGCGAAACAAATGGGATTGGATTAGCTATGTTTGAATTATTAAAACCACAAATTAAAAAACTACAACCATTTACTACAACACAAACTAGTAAAGCTGAGGGTGTCCGTAAATTAATTTATGATATACAAGAGGGTAAAGTAGAATTACCATCTAAACAATTAATGCCTGAGGTGTTTAATGAAATGAGTGCTTACACGTTTAAGTATGCTGCTAATGGTAATATATCATTTACTCACCCGAATGGAACACACGATGATATAGTTGATGCTATTATGTTAGCTAATTTAGCTCGCAACAAACAAGCATTCAGCAAAAACAAATTATATATAGGTAACTCAAATAAAAAACAAGAATATAACTATGGGATTTAATTTTATCAGCGACCAACCAGACAATAAAATGGTTGACACAAAAACAACATTATCAGTTAATGCTAAATTAGCAGGCGAACACGCTGTGGCTACATTAGTAGAAGAGGATTTAACACAAGCAGTATTTGCCGAAGGTGAGGAAGAGCAATTAGCAATTCAATTTATCGAGGAGGTAGGTTTGTATTCTAAGTTCCTATTATGGTGTGGAATACAAGAACAATTAAAAAATATCAAGTTAAGCGTGGCTACGCCAAACGAATAACTTATATTTATTGGTGTTGGGTTTTTCGTTTACTGCCATTTTCTATTTTCCCAACGTAGTTTGTTACTGATGCGCAATGGGGGGTTAAAGCAGTATTTGCTCTTCTTTCATAAAATAATACCCCCCGCATCATTCATCATCATTCTAAATGAACAATAATCGCGAAGTTTTTGCGATAAATTTGGCTTCCGCAAACGGAGTTCGTATATTGACGACATAGAAAAAAAATAAAAGTTATGAAAAAAACATTGTTTATTAAACCAGAACTAACATCAAACACTACAACTAAAGTAGAAGTTGTAAATGTAAAAAAGTTTTTAAAGGATTTATATAATATATTTCCTGATGCTGAAGTAAGAGAAACACCAACCTCTATTATTTACAAATCATTTGTTCAACCAAAAAATAAATAAAAGTTATGGAAATCAAATTAAAAAAATGTAGTCATTGTGGTAACGAAAAAGTAACCACTGAATTTTACCCAACAGCTAGTATCTGTAAGCCTTGTAAATCAGCTAAAGCTAATGAATGGCGCTTAGCTAATAAAGCTAAGTTTAATAAATTACCTTCACGTTCAAAAATGAAAGGTAGAGAATATAGCCGTAAAGCATATGCTAAAAAGAAAGAACAATCTTCGGGCAATCCGCAAAAATAATTCGTATATTCACGTCACACAAATAGATAAAAAAAAATAAAGGTTATGAACAAAAGTTGCGAAAAAAAATTAGAACAAATCCTTAAGGGTTCAGTATTAAGTTCAAGTAATAAGTATTTTTGTAGAAACAGATTTACAGGTGAAGGTATGATGTTAAATCATAAAGAAGCATCTGTTTATGGTTATATTTTAGATGCTTACCAACAATACCTAGATGCTGTTGAGAATAAAAATAGTAAAGCAATACATCGTGCTATTACTGATTACGACAAGTCACGAGAAGTATTTATGACTATGAATAATGATGCTTATTATCTTTTAATTGATTAATATTATGACAAACATTATTTCAGCATTAATTATTCCAGCCATATTGGCATTTGTATTATATAAGAAAAAATAAAAAGGCATGTATAAAACACAATTAGTTACGACCAAAGGGGATTCAATTAGAACATTCGTTTCCTCATCACGTCCTGCTACCAGATTTGGTAGTGAAGGAGTAGAAATCACTTACACTGACAACGACAATAGTTTTACTATTATGGGTAGTTGGAACGTTATTATTGAAAAAATTGTTGAAGAAAACAAAGTAGATTTGGCTTTCGCAGGATAATTTCGTATATTGACGACATGAAAGAAACAAAAACAATTAAAGTAGATGGTGGTGTAATAACATTTACACCTGATGAAGTATTAGAATTATCAATTGATAAAAAAATCAATAAACTAAGGTATGATATCCTTAATTTAGAGACTCAATTAGTTATGATGCTTTATCCTAAGGATAGTAAAGAAGAATCATTTCTACCTCCAGGTAATGAAATCCCATTTGATTTTGGAAAAACAAAGTATGAGGATATGATATATAACATTAATGTTAGTATTAAAGATTTAAACCACATTAAAAAATTAGCAGAACAAATTAATAAAATTAAAAAATAAACCTTTATTATCTTTATTATACAATTGAACCTCAGCAATGAGGTTTTTTTGTCTAATTTAAGGGACGAAAATGTTGGCACCAAATATTTATGTTCAATGAATATGGAAATCACTATACCAGAGTTTTTTACTATCAAGCACTACAAAGCATTAGCTCATTTGTCCTCGTTAGACGAAACAGAACAAATGGTTCACACTATATCAGTAATAACAAATACTGAGGCGAGTGAGGTTATGAAATGGAGTTTACCTTCGGTTATAGACGTTTATAAACACATAAATGACATGATTGGTAATCAAGAACAATCGTTCCATCCTGTAATTGAATGGAATGGTGTTTTATATGGTTATCGTTCAATGGCTAAAATGACATTAGGTGAATATATTGACTTAGATGTTTATTGTAAGGACGTAGACAAAAACCTAAATAACATATTAGCATTATTATATCGTCCTATTACCAGTAAAAAAATAGATGAGGGTAAGTTCATTTACAAATCAACTATTAAAGCAATGAAATACGAGGTTGAAAATGTATTTGATTATTATGAGATAGAAGAATATGACATTGATAAACAAAAAACGGACTCACCCAAATTTGATGAGTTCCCAATCGACATAGCTTTAGGTGCTATGGCTTTTTTTTTAGATATAAAGGCAGTGTTATTAAGCAATTCTCAAATATATTCCCTGAAATCCCAAGAGACAGTGATAAAGGAACAGATGAAAACCCTACCGAAGAGAAAACAACGATTGCTGAACATTACGGCTGGTTACTTACACTCTACTCGCTTGCTGAAACCAATATCCTATCAATCACAGGCGACAAATGTATTACAGACTTAAATACAATATTTGTTTTTAACTACATGTCACTACAACACGAATTAACCCAAGAACAAAAACAAGAACAACAATATGGAAAATATAGAAAATAACGAATTAATGCCCGCTAAAAAAACTAAAGCAATTGAATTAACACCTTTAGAGGCATCAATCCAATCACGTAGAAATAACTTGAATTTTCCTGCTTTACAATCAATGTTTGAATTGAATGAAGCAGAATTACAAGCAATATTAGATAAATTACCTCCAATCGAGGACTGTAACTGTTAATTATGGCTGATTTTCCTACCTACGCCTACATTGTAGAGCAGTTTAGAACTGCCTGTGATGAACATTTAGCTATTAATTCATTTGGTGAGGGAAGTATCGACAGATTAGATAGTTTAACTCAAAATGTAAAATACCCATTAGCATTTTTACGTCCATTAAACTCACAAGGTATGGTGCTAAATACAAATGGTGTATCAGGTGCTCGCTCACTTAATTTTGAATTATTTATGTTAGATGTCCCACAATTAACTGACACTGATGTATTACAGCTACAATCACAAACAGAAATTTATTTGTATGACATTATTGCTTACTTTAACTTAGGTGATGACCAACAATTAGAATATATAACATTAAACAGCATTACCCCATTATATGAGTCATTCAATGATAGGGTATGTGGTTGGAATGCTAATATAACTGTTAATACCTATGGCACACTCGACTTTTGTAATTTTCCCAAGCTATAATGGTTAATTCACTTGATGAGGCTTTAAACGTATTAGGACAACAATTTGTTGACTCGCTACGTGATGAGTTAAAATCAAAAGGAATTAACGCATCAGGTAATTTATCACGTTCAGTTAGATACGAGGTTGTAGGACAAGGTGCTGAAATTGGATTAGCATTAATTTGGGATGAATATGGTGATGCTGTTGATGAAGGTAGAAGCCCAAGTAAACGAGGCGGTCCTAAACAAACTTGGAGAAACAAGATTGAGGGTTGGATGCGATTTAGAGGAATAGCACCTCGTCAAGGTGTATCACGTGAACAATTAGCATTCCTAATTACACGTAAAATTAATAAAAAAGGATATAAGGCAAAACCTTGGATTCAACCAGCATTAGATAGAGTATTAAATCAAGATTTCAATAAAATATTTGCTGATGGAATAGCAGCAGAAATAAACAAAATATTAGACAAATGAGTCAAATTACAATTCAACAAGCAGCAGCACAACTAAACCTTGCTAATAGCGATATGCTATGGGAGGTAACTTCCGTATCATCATCAGCAGCACAATTTCAATACGTGTGTGCTTTACAAGATGGCTGTGGTGCTGTGCTTACAACTATAAAACAACAACCTAATCCATCAGGTAAAGGTGTATTTAACTTAGGACGTATCGTAAAACAATACTTAGACTATGATAATCACGCTTTAACAATTGGAGATACAGGTAGCCTATTCAATAAAAACTCACAAACAGCTAAATTCTTTAAAGTAGCATTTGGTGAGGAATTTGGCACATCACCAAGTTCAAGCGTAACAGTATATTCAGGAGTAGGTAATGCTACTGGTTCAGCCGCATTTACAGGTTCAATTCCGTTTTATTACTTAATTAATGGCACATTAGACCCTAATTCAGGTGATTGGAATTGGGCAACAGGCTCATATTTTAAAATGGAGGCAATACCATTTACTGGTTCGTTTTCATATAATGTAGCATTAACAGACGCACCGCGTAGTCAATATGTTAGTGCCGCAGATTACGCGTCTATAAGTGTATTAAACGGCAATCTAAATCAAAGCACATCATCCGCACAAGACATAGCTTTCGTTGAATATAACGTATATAGTGGTAGTGTTAGTTCATCATATTTGTTTGATAACTTAAACAATACAAACACAATTTATTCAGGTGGACCTAGGACAGGTTCTATTTCTAGCACGTTTCCTGGCACCATACAACCTTGTAGCTCATCAGCACAACCATTCCAAACATCAGGTTCATTATTATTACACGTAGGTGTAGGACCACAAAACCTAATTGATAATGGAAATGTTCCAGCAATCACAGGTAGTTGGGATTATTATACTGTTAAATTATATCCACGTGCTACCTCAAGTGCCAACACGAATGCTACTTGGGATACATTTACATTTACTAGACAAACCAATTGTGCTTATAATAGTAAACGATTTGCCTTTATAAACAACTATGGTGTGTTTGATTATTTCAATTTTACATTAGCAACAAATCAAACTACAGCATTGGAGGTTGGTTTATACAAGCAAACATTTGTGCCGTATAATACAACAACTAATAACGTTCCATACAATCGTGAACGTAGGGGAATAAATGGTTATTATACAAATATAAGCGATAATTTCCAAGTATATAGTGATTGGCTAACACAAGAAGAAGCTGATTGGTTGGGACAATTATTTTTCTCACCAAGTGTATATGTTCAAGAAGGTAATAGTTGGTTACCTATCATTATTACTGATACTCAATTCCAAACTAAAACAAACCCTAGAACACAAAAGAATTTTAATTACGTAGTTAACTTTACACTTTCCAACAATAAGAGAAGCAGATAATGAGTAATCAATTTCAAGTTATATTACGAGCAACCAATGATACAGGAACTAAATTTGATTTAGAAGTCGTTAATAGTCCTGATTTTCTATTAGACATTTCAGCAATTGAGATAGGCACAATAGGAAGTGTATTTGGTATTTCATCACAAACCTTTACGCTACCAGGCACAGACACTAATAACCAATTTTTTAACAATGTATTTGATTTAGGAACTACACCTGCTGTAGCATTAAATAAGTCAGTGCCTTGTCAAGTATTAGTTGATGGTGAGGCAGTGTTTACAGGCAAACTATATATCAATAATTTAGTAAGTGATGAATACAATAATGTAATTTACAATTGCGTAGTAACAAACGAGACAGTTGATTTTAGAGTATTAACTGAAAACCAAGGATTAGCAGAATTAAATTGGGCACCTTATTCACACTCATACTCATATGCCTCTATTTCACAATCGTGGAACGACCAATTATTTAGCGGTTCCATATTTTATCCATTAATTAATTATGGTGCCAATCCATTAGACTCAACATCACCAGGATTTGAGTTCGGTGGTGCTAAGTATCAAATGGATAATGTAACAACACCATTAAAAGTATCTCAATTCAAACCTGCTATTCAGGCTAAAACAATTGTAGATGAGATATTCAATAAAATAAATTACAAATACACATCATCGTTTTTTAATTCACAATTATTTAAGGATTTATATTTTTTAAATTCTGTGGATGATAGAGATGGTGTAGCATTTATAACATCTAATAGTGGTTCATATGTTTTTACAAACGCAACTCAATCAGTTGCCTCTGGATTTACTACATTATCACCAACCAAATTAGTATTTAATCAAACTGTTTTTAATGCGGGTAATAATTTTGATTTAGCTACTGATGCTTATAATGCTGATTTCACAGGCAACCATATTATAAACATAAACATACCATTTAATATTACCTCTAATTTTGGACCCTTAGTTCAAACAAATAAAGGCAGACAATTAGTTGTATATGTTACAAATGGCACTACAATGGGAACTATTTTACATACAGTAAAAACCCCATTAGTTAATTCAACCTCAGGTGTTATAAATACAGGTAACATATCATTAAACCTAACGGCAGGACAAACAATATCGTTTTTCTTTGCTTTACAAACACCTGCCTCAAATGGTAGAGAACAATTTACTACTAGTGTTGCTTTAGGACAAAACGGAGTATATCTAAAAGTTCAAACACCTCAAAACCCAATTGGAGGAACAGTTGATGTTTCTAAAGTATTTGGTGATATCAAAACATTGGATTTTATGAAGAGTTTAATTGAAAAATTTAACTTAGTAATAGAACCAGTTGAAAATACTAAAAATATACTTAAAATAGAACCATACAATGATTGGATTAATTTAGGTTCGACTGTTGATTGGACTGATATTGTAGACAGAAGTGTTAAATACCAAGTAGCACACCCGATTCAATCATTACCTAAATCATTTAAATTCAGTGATGCTGAAGATGCTGATGTATTAAACCAGTATCAAAAACGAACATCAAATAATGTATATGGTGCTTATACTTATACTACAGATAGTGATTTAGCTTCAGGTGAGGAAACAATAGGTGGATTTTATGCTGCTACTCCTGTTAAAGGTATTCCTACAAAAGGAACTAATGGCACAACAGTATTACCTTGGATGGTAAAACAAACCGAAGGTAAGTATGCGGAACCATTTAATTTTAAACCAAGATTATTATTTAAGCAACCTGTAAAAACGATTCCAAACAATGAAATGTATGGAACCACTACTGGTTCGTTTTCAGTGCCTTCAGGTTCAACATTTTATTATATAGCAGACCCTGCCGCAAGTGGAGTTCGTGCTTTATCATATTATAGAACATTATTAGCAACAACTGATTCACCAACAATATTTTCATCATCATTAGACATTCACTATGCTAATATAGGATATTATCCATTCCAGCAATCAGCAGTAAACGGACAATGTCAGGATGGTGTGTATAATAGGTTTTGGGCATATTACATCAACTCATTATATGACATAGATGCGCGTTTACTAACGTGTAATGTTGTATTAAACCCCGCAGACATAAAAGACATCAAACTCAATGATAAGATTTTTATAGACGGACATTCATACAGAATAAATAAAATACAAGGTGCTAACCTGATTCAACAACAATCAACACAAGTTGAATTAATTAAATTACCTACTCGCACTCAACCATTTACAGGCAGAAGAAGAATACCAACTGGTATAGGAGCTCAAGATTATATTGATGTAATTACTAATGATTTTAGTGATAATGGTTCAGTTAGTTATGTTAAATATGATGATGGAACACCTATCACTGATGCTGGAGTATTAAGTTATGCTTCTACATTAGATTATTTTGAGGCATATAATGGTGAGGTAAGTTGGAATACACAACAACCAACAACAGTTAATCCTAATGTAATTGTATTAGGTGGAACTAAATACAACGAAACACAAAACAACGTTATAGTAGTAGGTGCTGGTAATGATATACCTGATAACCTATACGGCACAAGCATATTTGGAGATAATAACTCAATTAATATGACTCAACCAACATCATCGTTAGTGGAATCTAATTTTGAGATATTCAACAATGTGATAATGGCAAGTAATGCGTCTATAGTTGATTCTAATGGTATAGTATTAATTCAACCTTCGGGTTCACGTCAAGTGGTGAATTCACAGAACAACGTGTTAGTAAACCCAATAAACGATATTAGCACTACTGACCCTACAGGCTCAGTATATACAGGTAATCTAATTAACCAAGGCACTGCTGATTTTAAAAATGGTGCTGTAATAACAGGTTCATTGATAGTAAATGGAGTAACTATTTCTTCTGGAAGCACTACTCCCACATTAACTAATTTTAATTTTACTTTTGGAACTGACCCTGCTGCTGTCACGTTTGTATCATTAGCTAACTCAACAGGTAATAATAGAGCATATAATATAAAATACTTATTAACCTCAGGTTCAGTGAGTATTAATGCTGGACAGCTCCAAGTAATGGGAGATGGAGCAAGTAGTGGTATAGTTGATATAATTTCTCAACGTAATTTAGCAGGTGCTCCAACAGCTTCGTTTACAGCAACTTATTCAGGAACAACATTAGATGTTAAAGCAACATTTTTAGGTTCAAATTATATTATGTCAGGTTCTTTCCAATCATTAATTTAACAATAAAATATTTATAAACAGATGGCTGATAAAACCATAAAAATAAAAATAGAAACAGATGCTGACACCTCCCTTAAGTCAATTGAGGATTTAAGAGCAGAACTAAAAGTATTAGAATATGATTTTAATACAACTCAACTTGGAACTAAGGAATTTACAGCTTTAGGAGCACAAGTAAAAGCTGCTCGTAACCAATTAAAGGATTTAGAAGCAGGATTTGAAGGACTAGATAAAGAACAACGCGCGACAGCACTTGTAGACACATTCAATGGATTAACAGGAGCAGTTGGGGCAGTTAGTTCAGCATTTATTGCCTTTGGTGCTGATGCTGAAGCAATTGAAGGTGCTGAGAGAAAATTATTAGGTATTATTGGTATAGTAAATGGATTACGTGATGCCTCTAATGGCTTAGTAGCAGCAGGTAAACTATTTGGTCCTACATTTGCTGCCGTTGGTGAATCAATTAAAGCTGGATTTACAGCAGGTGCTACAGGTGCTCAAACATTTAAAGCCGCCCTTATATCAACTGGTATAGGTGCGTTTGTAGTATTAGTAGGATTACTAGTTCAAGCATTTATTGAATCAGCAGGTGCCTCTAAGGACGCAGCTGCTGCTGCTGAAAAATATGGTGAGGCTTTAGAAGGATTAAATCGCCAATTTAGTGTTCAAAGAAATGAAATAACAGAAACATTAAATACTACTTTAAAATCAGCTGATTTAGAAGGTAAATCAATTGAAGACATTTCTGCTATTAGAACTCAAGCTTTAAAGGACCAACAAGCAATCAATAAAAAAGAAGTTGATGGTTTAGTATCACTTAGAATATCTAGACAAAAGGAAATTACTACTCAAATTACAGATGAGAAGGAACGTAAAGAAGCTCTTAATAAATTAAGTGTAGATTTTGCTAAACAAGGACAACGATTAGGTGATGAGGCATTTAAATTAGAACAAGAAATTGCTAGAGAAAGTCTTGATTTACAAATCAAACAAAACGAAAAACGTAAAAAATTACTTGAGGATAGAAACAAATTTACTTTAGATATTACTAAAAACTTAACTGCTGCCTTACAACAATTAAGATTAAGTGAAGCAAAAACTGAGGAAGAAATAGCACGTGTAGAACTAGCTAATACACTCGCTAATTTAGAAACAGAACGTAAAGCCAAAGTAGCAGAAGCAGAAAAATTAGGACTTAGTATTATTAGAGTAAATCAAACGTATGATGCCTTAAATGAAAATGCCAGAATTAAATTCAATGATACAATAGATAAAATTGATAAAGCAGCCGCTGATAAAAGATTTGAGGACCAACAAGCCGCTAACGCTAAATCAATTCAGGGTATTCAGTCTTATTATGATGAATTATTAGTTGGGGTTGACCAAGTAGCAGATGATATTGCTATTAGACAAAATATTACAAGTGAAGCTCAATATGTTGCTATTGAAGAATTTATTAAAACAGCATTAAATCAATCAATTGAATTAGTAAAACAAGAGAATGCTATACTTGCTAAAGGTGCTGAAGGACAAAAGGAAATATTATTAAAACGTTCTACCGCTAGAATTACTATATTAGAAGAAGAACAGCTTAAAATTAAGTCTCAACTTGAAAAACAATTAGAGGATGAAAAATTAACTGATGAACAAAGGCAAGTAATTAATGAACAAATATTAGCAAATAGAAAAACATTTGAAGGTAAAAAATTAGCTATTGTTGATGCTACTGCTAGAGAGATAGTTAAAATTGAGGAGGACACATCCCAAAAACAAAAGGATAATCAGCAACAATTAACCGAGTTTGTATTAAATTCAGCCTCATCATTACTTGGTGATTTGAAGGAATTAAATAGCATATTTGATAGTGATAACGAGGAAGCAGCTAAAAAAGCATTTAATAGAAATAAAAACTTATCTATTGCTGAAGCAATTATTTCAACATACTTAGCAGCACAGAAAGCATATACATCACAACTAACATTAACCCCAGATTCACCTATTCGTGCCTCAATTGCTGCTGCTGTTGCTATAGCAAGTGGTTTAGCTAGAGTTGCTGTAATTAAGTCTCAAAAGTTTGATGGTGGTGGTTCTACAGGTGGTGGAGGAGCAGCTGGTGGTTCAACAGGTAGTAGTAATAGTGGAGGAAGTAATGTATTAAATCCATTTGCTACTGAAGGAGGTGGAACAAATGTATTACCACCTAGATTAGCACCACCTTCAGGCGGCGGAACAAGAGGGGAAACTGGAGGACAATTTAATCCAAGTATGGGAGGACAGATACCAATTTTCAAAACATATGTTTTAGCTGGTGATGTGACTGATGCTCAAGTAGCAAATGAAAAAATTAACCAAAAACGTAAATTTTAAATAATAATATTTATTACAGATGAAAATAGTAGAATTACAAATAGATGAATCATCGCTTTCAGGATTTGAGGCAACAGCGTTTGTTGAAAATCCAGCAATTGAACAAGATTTTATAGCATTCAATAAAGTCAGTATGGCAGAAATGACATACAATGACTACCCACAAGGAGCTATTGATGCCGCTAAACGTGGTATTGAACTAAATAAAGAAAATAATATGAAATGTGCTACTCAAGTTGGGAAAGTAAGAGCACAACAACTAGTGAACGGAGAGAAACTGTCGCTAGATACTATACAACGTATGCGTTCATTTTTAATCCGTCAAAAGGGTAATTATGAATTAGCAACTAAACGTAAAGATTATAATGCCTGTGGATATATTAGTTATTTACTATGGGGTGGAGAAGCAGCATTACCTTGGGCTGAAAAGAAACTAAGACAAGCTGGAATGGAATTTGGTGCTTATGCTGTTTACAATAACGAGGGTTTATTAGAATCATATGCTGAGGTAGGACCTAGAGGTGGAATTAAAGCATCACCTAAAGCACCTAAAAGCGATACTAAAAATCCAAATCCAAAAGGTGAAGGCACTGCTAAAGGTAATGCCTCAACTTCACGTGGTGCTGATGTAAGTGCTGATGTAGAAAAAACACTACAAGATAAAGCAGACGAGTTTAATGAAAAATATAAGGACAAATTAGATTATGGTGTGACAGTTGGACAACTTAAATCCGTCTATCAGCGCGGTTTAGGCGCCTATAATACATCACGTTCGCCTTCTGTAGCAGCGGCTGGAGGAGCAAAACAATGGGCTATGGCACGTGTAAATGCGTTCCTATACTTAGTAAAAAATAAACGCCCTCAAAACCCAAAATACACTCAGGATAATGATTTATTGCCTGCTAAACACCCTAAAAGCGATAAATTTGCTGATGTGGTAATTGAGGACATAATTAAAGATTATATCATAGCCGAGTTATTAGGATTAGATGAGGAGGATTTTGACATTAATGTTAACGCATTACCTAATTTTATTAACGAGGCATCATCAGGTAAAAAACGTAATTTTGCTACTGAATTAGCTGAAAAGCAAATGTTGATTGGTCCGCTTATGACACCTAATAAATTAATACCTCGTGTCGATGAGGTAACAGGAGAGGAATACCAAGTATTTTTTAGTAAAGATACTATTGAAAAAATCGCTTATAAGATGATGAAGGATGGTTTAGCAAGTTCTGTTAACATCGAGCACGATGGTGCTAGTAAAGTTGATGACGTTTATTTAGCTGAAACTTGGTTAGTTAAGGACCCACAACACGATAAATCTACATTATATGGTTTTTCACCTGTTGTAGGTGAATGGTATGGTATATATAAGGTAGGCAATGGACGTGTTTGGAACGAATACATTAAAACAAATAAAGTTAAAGGCTTTTCAGTAGAAGGATATTTCTATAATAACGTATTAACTAAAAAATAATTAAATAACACTAACAATATATTTATACACAAATTAATTAATTATGAACAAAGAACAATTAAAAGAGTTGGTAAAAGCTCATTTTAACTTAGTTGAACATACCCCTAACGTTACTGAAGAGAAATTTGGTATGCTTTATGATGAAAACAAAGCATTTCAAATCAAATTCCCAGGTGACAAATTGAAGGTTGGAGACGAAGTTAAAGTAGTTACTACTGACGGACAGGAAACATTGGCTCCAGACGGATACCATAAATTAGAAGACGGAACCACTATCAAAACCGAAGGTTCTTCAGTAGTTGAAATCGAATCTGCTGAAGGTAACAAAGAAGAAGAGATGGCTGATGAAAACCCAGGTTTAGCTGCTAAAGAAGACGAAGAAGATGCTGCCGAAAAGGTGGGATTTGCTGGTCCTAAAGAAGACATTTCTGGTGTTGAAGGAACTACTCCTCAAAACTCTACTACTACTACTGATGCTTCTGTATCTCAGTTAACAGGTCCTGTTGACACTGAAGCTAAACAAGAATTAGCTAAAATGAAAGAGGAAATGAAATCTATGAAAGATGAAATGAAATCTATGAAAGCTAAATTCGAAGAATTAGCTAAGTCGCCAGCTAAAGGTAAAACTATGATGTCTGCCGAATCAAAAGAAACATTCACAAACGACTCATTACAATCAAAACAAATGAACGTAATGCGTGAATTAATTAAAAACAAAAAATAAACAATAAAACTAAAACAATAAAATCATGTCATTAAACGTATCCGCCCTAGCCGATTTTAACAACCAGATTGCTGGTGAGTTAATTATCAAGATGGTTTATGCTGGAAGCACTATGGAATATATTACTATTCAAGAAGGTGTAAAATTCCAGGAACCAATCAATTTATTCGAAGTTAGCCTTTATATTCAAAACGGAACTTGTGTTAGCACAGCTTCTGGTTCAGCTACCTTTACTCAACGCACTATCGAGGTTTGCCCTCGCACTTCATTCGACGCATTGTGTTTGAAAGACTTAGACAAGAAATACTTAGGTATCTCTGCTTTGGCTCCAGGCTCATACAACGAAACTTTCGCATTAGCTACTCAATATAGCGAATTGCTTGTAAATCAATTCCAGAAGGCCAACGACCAGTTCCTGTGGGGTCAAGTTTCAGGTTCAGCTTCTACTTTCGGTGGAACTTGTGCTGTAAACGGATTGAACGTAACTATCAGTTCTTCAACTGCTGGAGTTGTTCCAGTATTAATCAACGCTGCTTCTAGCTCAGCTGCTAACATTTTGACCACTATGGACACTATGATTGCCACTTCAAGTGCGGACGTAGCAGATAGGGATGATTTAACTTTCTTTATGAGTGTAACTCTATTTAGAAACTATGTAACAGCTTTACGTTTAGCTAATAATTTCTACTTTGACCCTGCTTCAGTTACTAACCGCGGAAGTCTTTACGAAATGAAATACCCCTTCCACCCAAACGTTACAGTTGTCGGCACAGTAGGTTTACAAGGAACCAATCGTATCGTATTCGGTCCTGCTAAGCAAATTGTAGCTGGAACTGATTTGTTAAGTGATTTCACAGAATTCCAATTATGGTATGACATAAACAGTGATACACTTCGTCATAGGATTTCTACGAAATTAGGAGTTAACATTGCGTATCCTGAGTTTTTTGTGTCAGCACAAACTGCTTAATTTTTGTTTAACAATTTAAAACTAGAAAGATAATATTATGCCATGCGCAATAACATCAGGATTCCAACTCGGTTGTCGTGATAACACCGGTGGTATCAAAAACATTTATATCTTATCTGGTTCTATCGGCAGCATTTCTGGAAGTCAAGGTTTAATTACCTCGATTTCTGGTTCAGGAACTTACTATCAATTCCAATTATTCCGTCAAACGTCTAATTATAGCGAAGAAATAGTAGCAACTCCTGAGAACGGCACTGTAGTTTACAACCAAACTTGTAACGCTGTGTTCTTCAAAATTCAAACTGCTACTAGAAACCAAGTAAGAGTATTAGCACAAAACCCTAACCTATCAATTGTTATTGAAACTAACAATGGTAGTGAAAACGGAGCCGCTCGTTGGTTCTTGATGGGTCAAGTTAACGGAGCTCAATTATTAAGCGGGACTTCTGCTACAGGAACAGCATTCAGTGATTTGAATGGTTACAACCTAGTATTCTCTGGAAACGAGCCTAACCCTGCGAGCGAAATTAGCGGTTCTGCTACTTCATTTGCTAACGTGTTAAGCGGCATTACAATTGTCACTTATTCAGGTTCTCTTTAATCCTTAAAAAATAAACCAAATGGGGGTTGCGCTTAGATGCGTAACCCCCTACTTGGTTGAAAGTAAACTATGCTACAGCTATACGTTTCATCATCAACAAACTCAAGTGCTATTTACCCTGACGTAACAGCATCACTTGGAACAACCCAAGTGATACTTGAATTTACTCAATCATACGATTTTTCTACTAAAGGTAATGTAATTGCTACTTTAATTAATACAGTAAGTGCTACAAATCCTTGGTTAGTATTTCAAGTATCAGGTTCAACACTACCAACTGCATCAGGTCAATACAATGTAAACATTTGGGAATTTACTCAAGCAGTTAATTTATTAACTTGGGCTACACAAAATACATTATGGGCTGCTACTAATGATACGTGGAACGGATTGGGAGGAATTACTAAAACTAAATTATTATCAACTGATAGAGCATTTGTTTCAGGTAGCAATTCTCAACCTACATACACATATTTATCTCCGACAGACGGAGGTACTTATATTACCTATAATTATCCATAATAATGAGTAACAAATATACATTTAAAACTATTCCACGTTCAACCGCTACAAATGAGCGTATTTCTTTAATTGAACGTAAAAATCAGTTTTATATCAGTTTTGGAACTGACAATGGCTTTCCACAAAAACTAATTGATTTGATGAATTATTCATCAATTCACGGAACTTGTGTTAACGCAACTGTTGAAGCTATTATTGGTAACGGCTTAACAAGCGACAGACCAGAAACCCTAGATTTTGCTAACTATGAAAATGAATCGTGGAACGATATTTTCAAGAAAGTAGCTAAAGACTTAAAACTATTTGGTGGATTTGCTTTAGAAATTATTTGGAGCAAAGATAGAACCAAAATAGCAGAAGTATACCATATTGACTTTTCATATTTGCGAGCTAAAGAGAAAAACTTTAGAGGCAAGATACCAGGCTACTACATTTGGGACGAATGGAATGGTGTTAACTCATATGTTAACCAATCATTAGAAGATATCCCATACTTACCTGCTTACAATCCATACACTAAGCAAGACGAACCTAGCCAAATTTATACTTATCATTCATACCGCCCAGGTATGAAATATTATCCACTACCTGATTACGTAGGTGCTTTAAAAGTAATCGAATTAGATGCTCAGGTAGATAATTTCCATTTAAATAATATTAGTAATGGAGCTGTTCCTAGCTTAGCTATTACTACTTTTACAAACGCTAATGAAGAGGAGCGAGAAGCTATTGAAATTATGCTTCGCAACCAATACGGAGGCACAGAAAACGCTGGTAATATCGTGTATATGGATTGCGATAGTCCAGAAAATGCGCCTGTTATTACTCCCATTCAATCGAACGGAACAGATGTTTATTATACGACTATAAACGACTTAGTGACGCAAAAAATATTAACTGCTCACCGTATTACTTCTCCTATGATGTTAGGTATTAAAACCGAAGGACAATTAGGTGGTAGAGATGAGACAACAGATGCTTACTTATTATTTACAAACACAGTAGTTAAACCATTTCAACAAGCAATCTTAGATTGTTTTGATGAAATATTTAAAATCAACTTTGGTAATGATTATATCTTAGGTGTTGAACAGCTTAAATTATATAGCGATGGTAAGGAAGAAGTTGATGTAGTAACAGGACAAGAAAGTGAAGTAGGTGAAGATAATGTCTTAGAGGCACAAATTGAACGTGCCGATAGATTAAATAATCCTAACATCAATGAAGCAGGACAAGAACAACCAATTAACTAAAAACTTTAAAACATAAAAATATGCCAATTCAAGTCATCAGCGGAACCACACCCGCAAATACAGGTCAGCTAGCTACAACAGCTTCTGTCACTTTATCAAGTGCTAGTTTAGCTAATTTAGCACTTATTCCTTCAGGTTCATTTATTTTGAATGGATATAACATTGTAACTACTGGACCTACAGCCTCAGCAAATACTGATACTACTATTTTTGTATCAACTGGTTCAAACTTCCAGAACACACTTGCTAATATTCGCGACGCAATTAACGCTACT